CTACCTTTGCGGAGACTTCCAAATAATCAGCCGTTTCTAATTCCTCTTGAAGTTAAGCGCTGGATGGTTAAATATTCTGAAACAATCATCAAACAACAAAAATAATTAGCGTTTCTACCCCATTTCCACCCCCTTTCAATCTTCCAATTATCTAAATACCTGCCATAATTACCACAAATGAAGAAACGATTAACAAACGAGGAGATGTGTCAGATTGCCGGTGACTATGCAAGAAAACAAACTCTCAAAGAATGCGCGATTGTTGGTCTTACGACGCGGAAAACACTCAAGGCTATTACAGAGGGGTTGGCAGCTCATGAAGTAAAAACCAATTACGATAAGGATCGAGCGCGGTGGGCTTATTCCAACGACTTAATTGACCACAAAACAAGATTATCAGCGGCGGCATTGGCAATCTCAATACTCGATCTTAAGCCCCCGGAGAAGAAAGAATTAACCGGCAGCTTGACACTTAATCACGAACTGCCGCCGGAGCTTCAGGGGATGTTTGATAAGATTTATTCTAAAGGCAAACTTGTAAACCCTAAAATCAAAAAGGGGAAAAATGACAAGAAAAGAAAGCCATCAAAATTATAAGTTGCTCTCGGCAGCCTGCAAGACACCGAAGGAAAAGACCGCGCTGGCGCGTAAGTTATGCCTGAACGATCTGTTCTTTCTGCTTGTCTATGGCCTGCACCGTGATGATGCTGATCGTGACTGGATATACCAGCAAGTGCGGGAAGTGGAAGCACAGCCGGATGGCATGATTGATCTCTGGGCGCGTGAGCATTACAAATCAACGATCATCACATTCGCTTTAACCATCCAGGACATTCTGCGTGATCCTGAAATAACTGTCGGCATTTTCTCTCATACGCGGCCTATTGCCAAAGGGTTTCTCCGGCAGATAAAGCGTGAATTTGGGGGCAACAAGACACTTTTCAACCTATTCCCAGACATACTCTGGGAAAACCCACAGAAAGAAGCCCCTAAATGGTCAGAAGACGATGGCATAATCATTAAACGCACAGGAAATCCGAAGGAATCAACAGTTGAAGCATGGGGATTGGTGGACGGCCAGCCGACATCAAAGCATTACCGGCTTAGAGTCTATGATGATGTTGTGACTAAAGAGTCTGTCAGCTCACCCGACATGATCCACAAAGTCAACGACTCATGGGAATTGTCTCTTAATCTCGGCACGGACGGCGGCAAGAGCCGTTACGTCGGCACTCGATACCATTACAACGACACTTACCGGCTGATTATGGATCGTGGCGCGGCGACAGCGCGGATCAGGCCAGCAACAGACGATGGTACAGTTAAAGGCAAACCGGTTCTTTTACACCCGGACACACTGGCAGATAAACGCCGGGACATGGGGCCATATACTTTTGGCTGTCAGATGTTGCTTGATCCAAAAGCCGATGAAGTTCAGGGCTTCAAAGAATTGTGGCTGAAGTTCTGGCCCTGCAATCACTTCACTAATTTTAATAAGATCATCCTGTGCGATCCGGCCAACGAGAAAAAGAAAGGCAATGATTATACCGTGTTCATGGTCATTGGGTTGGGTGGGGATGAAAACTTCTATATCATCGACATGATTAGAGACAGGCTTTCGCTTACTGAAAGATCAAACGTCCTATTCAAGCTACATCGGGAGTTCCGGCCACAGTTTGTCGGCTATGAGAAGTACGGCAAAGACTCTGACATTCAACATTATGAATCAATCATGGATCGGGACAATTACCGCTTTGGCATTACTCCCCTGGGCGGACGATTGAGCAAAGAAGATCGTATCAGGACGCTTATTCCACTGTTTGAGCAGGGCCGCATTTACATGCCGAATAGATTACTTAAAACAAACTACGAGCGCATCACAGAGGATTTGGTGCAGGCATTTATCAAAGAAGAATACCTGTCTTTCCCGGTTGCGCCCCATGACGATATGCTGGATTGTCTGGCGCGGATCACTGATCCCGATTGTTACAAGCCTTTCCCGAATGACGCACCGGGTAGCAGGCCTCAGAATCAAGACACATTCGCAGATATATTCACAATAGCGGCAAATAAAAATCAGCAACAGACAGACTATAACGTTTTTGGAGGTAGATGATATGTTGAATGTAGTGTTCCTTGCATTATTCTTTGTGGCCTATAGTATTTGGCCTGAAGTAATAGGTAATCCGCAAGCGGGGTGTTTCGCTATCTCAATGTTGCTGACGAGTATTTTAAAAGCCAACCAGAAAGACCCTGAACCGTTACCTCCTCCACCACCTCCTCCACCTGCTCCAGCAAAGAAACCAACAGAGGCCCCCAGCGCTGTACCCATTGATGAAAAAAATAGCAATGCATTTCAGGCAGACGAAAAGCGTCGTATTTTAGCAGCAATGCCAAAGAAAACACAAGACACCTACGGCGGGGACACATTAGGTGCGGCAACGGTGAAGAAGAAAACTCTTTTAGGTGGTGGGACGACAGGCAGCGACACAACGGGGGCATAAATGGCAACAAAACCGCAAGACATTATTGATTTGTATAATGATTTAGATTCAGGGATGAGTACGCTCCGTTCTCATTTGCGTGAGGTTGCGGATTATATGGCTCCCGGTAAACAGAACATATACTCCGATCTGGTTGAGGGCGGCAAGCGGATGTCTAAGATATACGATGGCACACCTATTCTTGCGCTTCGGACATTCGCCAGTGGCTTATTCGGCAATTTGTCACCGCAGGCATCGCCGTGGTTTTCCCTTACGACCCGCAACAAGACAGCAGCAGAAAACGCAAATGTGAAGTTCTGGTTGGCAGACACAACAGAGCGCATGAGAAGCGCGATCAATTCCAGCCGTGCGCCATTGGCCTTGCAGGAAATATACTTTGATGAAGGGTGGGCAGGCACGGGCGTTCTTTATGTGGCAGAGGGCAAAAAGTATTTATTGAACTGCCAGACCTTCAGCATTGCTAATTGCTGTATCACAGTGGACGCAGAGGATAACGTTGACGGTCTGTATCGCCGGACGAAGTTCTCTGTTTTGCAGTGCATTCAGATGTGGGGTGATGCAGTTTCTAAGGAAATCAAAGACGCATACGGGAAGGGAAAGCGCAAAGAAACTTTTGAAATCATCCATGCTGTGTTTCGGCGTAATGATTACGACTGGCGCAAGTTAAACAACCTGAACATGCCTTACGCTTCAATGTACATCGAGAAGAAAAACGCTAATCTTTTGTCTGAAGGCGGGTATCAAGAGTTTCCTTATGCAGTCCCCAGGTGGGATAAAAGCGAAGGCGAAGCAACAGGAAGATCATGTGCGATGGATGCTCTGGCTGATACCAAAATGCTCAACCAGATGAACTACGACAACACCCGCGCTTTCCAAAAGAGTATTGACCCGCCTATCCTGGCATCCAAAGAAAGCGCATTATCCTCAACAAACACACGTCCGGGCGGCGTGATCTATCATAAATCGGGCGAAGTACCGACAACGCTTGATAGTCGTGGCAATTTCTCCTTAGCCTTTGAAGTGGAAGAGCGCAGGGAAAGACGAATCAAAGAGTTTTTCTATAATGATCTTTTCCAATTATTGGCGTCCGACCCGACTAATGGCAAGACGGCTTATGAGATAAGTAAACGTTTGGAAGAAAACATATCTATCCTCGGCCCGGCATTGGGCAGGCAGCAGACAGAGTTATTTGATCCCTTCCTAAGTCGTGTCTTTTGGGTATTATACCGCGCGGGTCATTTACGGCCAGTACCGGAAGAGTTGGCGGGGCAGGGATTATCGGTTGATTATGTCGGCAGGTTGGCCTTGGCGATGAAGTCACAGGAAACACAGGCAACGGGTCAGGTTTTAAACTTTGTGGCGCAAATAGCTCAAACGCAGCCTGAAATACTGGATAACTTTGATGTGGATGAGATTGCACAGGGAACGGCGCAGAGGTCAGGGATGCCGATTAAATACCTTGTGAACCCCGATGTGAGGGATAAGAAAAGAAAAGCAAGAGCGCAGGCGCAGGCAGAAGCGGCACAGGCACAACAGGAAGCCGAGATGATACAACAGGTGCCGAATCTGTCTAAGGCAGTTGAACCAAACAGTCCGGCAGATGCGATATTAAAAGCGGCGGGTGGTGGTAGATGAAAGACGACATCTTCAATGCCGGAAAAATAGAAGACGCGAAAAAGACAATAGCCGATATGCGTCAGGAAGAAAACAAACAACGGCGCATTAACTTTGGTTTGACTTTCTCCACAAGAGAAGGATTTGAGGTCTTGAAGGACATTGCGATCATGTGTCATGTTCAGGCAATTTCTTATGTTCCGGGTAACCAGATGGAAACGGCTTTTAGAGAAGGTGAGCGCAACGTGTTTTTATACATCTTGGCGCAATTAAGCGATGAGATGAAATCCAAAATAATGATTGGAGGTTAGTTTTATGGCAGAAGGCGATCCGAATCCGGGATCTATTCCGGGCAATGAGGGCAATCCCCCAGCACCACCGTCAGCTCCGCCAGCACCACCGGCAGGGGTAACCATTAACGCGGATATATTGGGCGAGTTTAAAGATGATCCGGTGTTCAAGCCGTTCATCGATAAACCCGTCGGTGACGTTTTAAAGAGCTTTAAACATGCTCAATCCATGGTCGGCGGTGAGAAAGTTGCGCTTCCTGTGGGTAAACTGGACACACCGGAAAGCTGGAACTTTCTTTTTGATAAACTTGGCAGACCAAAGGACGCGGACGGATACAAGTTTGACAAGCCCGTACTGCCGGAGGGAGTTCCCCATGACGAGGCATTAGAGAAGCAATTTAAAGCGACATGCCACGCCACGGGCATTTTACCGAAACAGGCTGCCGCTATCTATGCTTTGTGGAATAAGACGCAGGCAGACGCATATAACGCCTTTAATGAGGCCGAAAACAAGAGGTCAGAGGTAACGGGCGAACTGTTACGGAAGGAACTTGGCACAAAAGAGCGTTACGATGAGTATGTCGCCGGAGCAAAGGCGGCTTTAAATCGTTTTGGTGGAGCACCGGAAGAAGTGCAGGCGTTTGTTGATAAGTTTGGCAATGATCCTCTGGTGGTTAAAGTATTTGGGAATGTTGCTAAGGGTATGATGGAAGACGCGGCATTGCGCGGGGATAAATCCTTTAATCTGATGGGTGAGGACGCTCCGGCGGCGGTCAAGGACATTATGACGAACAAGGACAATAAGCTGAATAAGCCTTATTGGGATAAGAGCAATCCGCAGCATGATTACGCGGTGGCAGAGGTAACAAGATTACAAGAGGTTATCCACGGAAACAAACCAATAAACATGGCGGGGTGATGAAATGGAAGATACCTTTGATCCCTCGAAAGAGGGCAGACGCATAGTGACACCTTTCGGACAGCCGAATGATCGGCAAATAACCGAAGACAGGCAGCGGCAAGAAGAATCGGCGCCGCGAAAGGATGGGCAAGATGGCAGTAAAAAAGAAAGTGGCTGCTAAGGTCGAGCCAAAAGAAGTTATTAAGCCGGTTTCTCCTCCTCCGGCAAACCCTGTTCCCGCCACGGCAATTCCCTTTGCTGTAAGGCGGGAACTTGAGGAAATAACCAAACAGACGGGCAGAACGTTTGATTTAAACGTGCCCATATCTGTTCTTGAAGCAATTTGTAATGATGCTAACCGTCCGGCTGATTCATGGCGGAACAGGTGGCGTCAATAGCGGGTAACTCGCAAGAGTCCGCAAAGGAGTAAAGCAGTAAATATGTAGTCGGGTAGCTCGCAAGAGTCCGTGCAAGCCAAAAGCAGGCCGTTAAAACAGCAAGACGTAATTGCTGATGATAGCTTCCGTTTGAACGGGCAGAGCCATCGAAAATTAAAAAAATAAAATAATTTTCGGAGGTTTTAACATGAGCACTCAGATTACAACTGCAATGGTTGAACAATACTCAAGTAATGTTCAGATTTTAATGCAACAGAAGGAGTCCCGGCTGCGCCAGGTGGTAAGAGTAGAAGCAGGCATTACCGGGAAAAACGCGTTTTTTGATCAACTTAATTCAACTGCGGCAGTAAAGCGGACAGTTCGTCACGCTGACACCCCGTTGGTTTCAACTCCTCACCTCAGACGGCGCGTGTCTCTGGCTGATTACGATTGGGCTGATCTTGTTGACAATATGGACGTCAAGAAGGTTCTAACTGATCCGGCCAGTAACTACGCAATCAATGCCAAGAATGCAATGAACAGAGCAATGGAC